CCGTCCGATCTGCGACACCGTTTCGGTGCTTCCGGTCACCGAAGTCGATTACACCGTGACGGGTGCCATCACGCTTTACGCGAACGTCGACTACGCCACCGTGGCGGCAGGCATCACTGCGGCGGCGCAGGCCATGATGCTTTCCCTCGCCGCCCGCATCGCACAGGACATCGTGCCGGCCCAGTGGACCGCAGCGCTTTCGGTCGCCGGCGTATACGACATGCAGCTCACCCTGACGGCGAACATCGGAGGATCGCCTCTAACGCCATCCTCGGACGGCAGCTTTGTCCTGACTGCAGGCCAGTGGGCGAACTGTACCACCATCAACCTGACGATTGTTCTCGGAACAAAGAACCAGCCGGTGAGCTAACGCCATGGCGACGACCCTCACTCCGGCATCCGTCATCAATGACCAGCGCACCCAGGCGCATCTGCAACTTTCGGCGCGCCTTCAGGCTTTGGACCTGACGCCACTGCTGGTGATGACGCTGGGCAACAACCTGCCGGCATCGATCCTGCCCTACATGACATGGCAGTTGGACATGAGCATTCCGGCGCCCGCCATGCAGAGCCTCGGGGCAACACAGCAGGCGATTCTCCAGAACGCGATCCCGCTGCACCAGCGCTTGGGAACGCCATGGGCGCTGAAGACAGCGCTCGCGCTGTGCGGCGTTTATGCGACGCTACTCGAGGGCCAGGCCTCATGGGGCGGATCCTCTTACCCGTCCAGCCAGGGATGGGCCGCATTCCGGGTCGGGGTCAGTGGTTCATTTCAGGCACCCATCGGGCTTATCAATGGCGTGAACCGGAACTTTACGTTGCGGGCGCTTCCGACGGGCAATTCACTGCGAGCGTTCTACAACGGGCTGATGCTCCGGCCGACCACTGATTACACCGTCTCGTCGCTTGCCCTCACGACAACCTTCGCACCGGTCTTGGGGTCGCTGGTATCGAGCCTCTACCGGTCCGGCACTTCGACGCCGCTCTACTTTGATTCCGTGGTGCCGACGGTCTCGGGTCCAACGTTAGTCCTGCCGCAAGTTCCAATCAACCTCGAACTCTACCGCAACGGCTTGTTGCAGACTCCAGGCCTGACGACGGCTCAACTTGGCTTCGTCACCGCGATCGCGAACTTCTTCAAACCAGCGCGCAGCGTGCTCGATGCCGTAACGCTCTCCTCTTCGGCGGACTACACGATCTCGGGCAATGTGATCACGCCGACGGTGCCAATCGGCACTGATTCCTTCCTGGCCTTCGGAACCTATGCGGGCGCCGGCACGACGCCAAACTTCGCGGATTACATCACGCCGGCAGGCCTGGTCAACGGTTCGAACACGGTTTTCACCCTCCCGCAGGCGCCGAACCCGGCACTTAGCCTGAAGCTTTACACGGGTTATCAACTCATGAAACAGGGCCTCGATTACACCCTTTCCGGAGCCACGATAACTTACACCACGGCGCCCCCGACCAGCACGGTCCACTTAGCCTTCTACCGCTACTAAAAGCTGGGCTATAATCACCCCGAAGAGCAAGCGGAAAAACCGCGGCTCGTCAGAGTGCTCACTTATCAAGAGTGGCACTTTGGCGAGCCGTTTCTTTTTGGGGAGAGAAACGCATGCAGGAAGTCGCCGAAGTTCAAGGTCTGGTCCAGGAAGCAGCGCAGGAAGCACCCGCTGCACCGCCCGTAGTACTGCCAGTCTGCCCCTATTGCGGTGAAGATCCGCTCAAGCTGTCGCTGATGTTCCAGGTCTTCCCCAAGGGTCAGATTGCTTCGCTCGCCTTCTGCGGAAACCCGGCCTGCCGCAAAACGTTGACCGTGCAGATTGTGGGCCAGGAACAGCAGGGGCGCATCGTCCATCCTGACAAGCCAAGGATCGTGTGATGAAAAAGCTTCTCAGCCTCGCGCTGCTCTTCGCGGCGCAACTTGTCGCGGTCGCGGCGCCGGTGGGCGTGTGCATCAACAATGTTGCCCAGACCATATCGAACGGCCTGATTGCTCCGATTCCGTTTGCCACCATCACGCTCTGTACGCCGGGTTCGACGATTTCAAACTGCTCCGCGCACATCGTTCAGACATACGCCGATACGACGCTGACGACCTTTTCGCCGACTACTGCATTGACGCCGTACACCTCGGACGTCGGCGGCAATTACTACTTCTGTGCGCCGGTCGGCCATTACGGCCTACTGATCGGATCATCTTACGGAAGCTACTTTGTTCCGGACGTGACACTCGCCGACAACTGGGCCGCGGGCGGCGTGGTCACCGGCACATGGCAGGCAACAAGCTTTGTCGGCCCACTTACGGGGAACTCAAGCACTGCGACTGCGGAGCAGACCCTTGGCGCGGCCTGCAATCCATCGACCCAGTATGCCTACGGGCTCGATATCCACTGGAATGCCCTCTGTTTCAATCTCCCGACGCCGGCGACGCTCTACTACCAGACCGATGAAACCAATGGCACGCCGATGCCGCAGGAGTCGGTGAACAACTTCAGCACGAACTTTGTGTTGTCCGATTCCCCGTCCCCGTCTCGGACCAATGTCGACCTGGCGGCGAACATCAGCTCGAATGCCGCTACGGCGAGCGCGCTGGCCGCGTCTCCCTCGAACTGCTCCGCCAACAATGCGACGACCGGCATAGCGGCGAACGGAACGGCGCAGGGGTGCTTCGCGCCGCTGTTGGCAAGCAAGACCATCGTGATGGTCAACACGAGCGTGTGCACGCCTACGACTTCCACTGACGCGAACTGCACAGGATCTATCACGCTTTCGGGTGGCGGGTACGCTGACAGTGCATATGCGGCCCTTCTCCAGGTGACCAGTAGCGCAGCGGCTTCCATCGGCATCGTTGTCACCTCCAAAACCGCTACGACCATCAGCTACAGCGTCTACTGCACATTCAATTGCGGCAGCTACGGCACCGTGCAGGCCGATGTCTTCACTTACCACCCATAGGAGATTCAATGCGGGCCTGCGCTTCGAAATTCGGTTCCTTGATTTTTCTCAGCGCAACCGCAGTTCTGGCGCAAACGAAGATCAGTCCGGCAAGCCAGATCGACTGGGCTCTGGTGACGGGCATCGGCGTCCCAACGGGCCCATGCACATCTCTCAATTACGGCCAACCCTACACGGACATATCCATTCCTGCCACGCCGGTTTATTACCAGTGCACGCCGGCAGGATGGGAGACGGTCGGCGGCTCGGGCGGATCCATATCTGGCCAGGCAAACAACGTGGTCCCCTTGGGCACAGCTTCCACCGTCATCGGCGCGCAGTCGCACCTGACTGATGCAGGGGGTGTAGTTACATCGACAGAGCCGGTCAATGTCCCGAGTCCAGTCCAGAACTTCGGCATCCTGAACACGCCGGGCGACTCGCTCACGGCAGGCTTTGAGGGCGTCAACTCCGGTGGCCTGTGGCCCGCGCCCGACAGCTACCCTTCGATCCTTCAGACCGAGATAGGCCCGGTTCTCAACACGGGCGTTGGCGGTTCCACATCTACGCAGGCGGCGGTCAAGAACGGCGCGACAGCATCGGCCTTCGCCATGTTCAGCGGCAACGTACCGGCCTGCACCGTGGCACCCTGCACGCCCATCAGCGTGACGTTTGCGCCCGGATACGAATGCACCACCGTTTCGACCTCTTACAACAACCTGCCGCCCGTGACCGGAACAGTTGCCGGCAGCGCGAACATCCACGGCACCTGCATTCTCCAGGCTCAGATGGAAGGCCTGTTCTCCGGCACCTTTACCGGGGCATGGTCCGTGAGTGGCGGCGTTGTCACGTTGAGCAACCTGGTGCTGATCTCCGGATCCACTACAACCTTCACGTCAGGCATGCTGGTGAACGTCTCTAGCCTGACCGGGCCCACGGGGTGCAGTGGAAGCCTGAACGGCCCACAGACGCTCACCGGCGGCTCAACGACCTCGGTGTCGTTCGCCGTGACGGGATGTGCCAACGGGAGCGGCAACCTGCCGGCGTCTGGATCATATGTGGCGCTGATGTACTTCACGCCAGATGCCGGAACGCCGGGCGCGACCCTCACAGGCACGCCCGCCTTCACAGTCGACAATCCCTGCCCGGGATGCAATCTCGCCATCATGACGGGGACCAACAACCTGTTTGCGAATGGCTCTTATCCGTTCGGCCTGTCGGTGGTTGAGGGTAGCGTCGCGGCAGTGGCGGCGCAGACGCCTTCTAATGGCTACCTGGTGGTGATGGATACCTTCCCGGCCAACGTGTCTTCGCAGTGGTCGAGTGGCGGGAGTTATGCGACCTTCACGACTTACAAGAATGACCTTTCGGCCCTGTACACAACTTCGGTCAGCCATCCCAACTGGACCTTCGTGGACACATGGGGCGCGCTACTTAACGGCTGCAACCTTAACCTTCCGACCGACGTGGTGGACCACAACAACGGCATCCCGTGCACGTCAGAGCGCGATGTGGTCGCTTACGGAACCCTGACCAGCAATCTTGGAACCACCGGCTGCCCGACGCTCACGATCACCAACGGCGCCTTGGGCGGGTACGTGACGCTCGATGCCGGAACAACCAATGCCGAGAACGTTCAGGTAACAGGCTATACGGGCGGCACGCCGGGCACTTGCGTGCGCAACTACGGCGCATCTGCGGGCTCTGCAGTGAGCCACACGGCCGGCGGCGGCTGGACATCGAGCGATGGCACCCACCTCAATCAGTACGGGTATCAGATCATCGCGAATGCCGTCGCGGCTGCAGTGCGCGCGCTGAAGAGCCAGGCGGTCAACATGACCGGATCAGGGACCACGGTGGGGAACTTCCTGGTGACCAATCCCTTCCGCCGCGGCATCCAGGCGGGCGGCAATACCGTGATGAACGCCTACGCGCTTGCCGGCAATGCCTCGAATGGCAACCAGATCGCTTTCGGCTGGCCGATTGTTTCGAACTCGATTGGCTCGCAGTATGGCTCGGCGTTTGACACGACGTTCAACGCCTACCAGTGCGGTGGCGCCGGGATCGACCTCTGGTGCCAGGGCTCCTCGGCTATCGCTTCTTACACCATGCAGTTGACCGGTAACGGATGGAGCTTGTTCTACGCACCGGCCGGTACCAGCCCTGCGCCGTTCGCGACGTTCTTCGGTTCTTCAACCTCGAACTTTGGCCATACGTCGGGGACTATTTCGCAGCAGATGGTCTTCGCGAACTCGCTGAACACCTTCTACAACGGCGCGGATGCGACCAACACAATCCTTTGCCGCGCGGGCCTTACGGCAGACCAGCGGTGCGGATACTACTTCTACGACTACCTGAACGCCTCGCGGTGGGGCCTCTATAAAGAGTCGGATAACAGCTTCCGGCTGATCGATTTCACCAACAACCTGATTCGCTACTTGGCCACACAGAACGGCGCCACGGAGATCAACAGTGGCGCAGGGGCCAACGTGGTTGAGATCAACGCGCGCACCAATAGCGGCACTGGTGGCCTGCTGATCTATGGCGGTGGATCGACACCGCCTGATCAGTATGCATTCAACGCGACCGGCGGCCAGTTCTTCGGCGATATCTACCTTGATGGACTCTCATCCGCGACGAATTACTTCCGCCTGACAGGTTCTCCATCAGGACATGCGGTCGTGACGCTGCCACCGGGAGGCGGAAACCTAAACCTTTCCGGGACGCAGTGCATTCATTCGGTGAGCGGAGTACTCGGCGGCACGGGCGCGGACTGCGGCACGGGCGCGGTGACTGTAACCATCACGACCACCAACGCGGTATCCGCCACGGCGGGCTACTACTACAACCAGGACGCTACGGCGGCAGCAGCCATCACCTACACACTCCCCGCCCCGACTGCCGGAGCGCAGTTGTGCTTCAAGAATTCGAATAACGGATCGGCGGCGGACACGGGGACGTTAGAGCTTCTTGTCGCCAACACGGGCACGCAGTCGATTGTCTTAAACGGCACGAAATCATCGAGCGGCTACATCATCTCTTCGGGCGCGGCTGGCGATGCGGCGTGCCTGGTGGGAATCTCGACAACACAGTGGGAAGCATACACGCAGGTGGGAGTTTGGACGCTCCACTGAGCTATGGGGATCATGACTGAACTGAAAAAGGGGTGGCAATTGGTAAAGTTCGCTCTCTCGTTCTTAGCTCTATTCGGCGTGGTGGCTTGCGCCCAAACGATTCCGACACAGACCCACATAGGGCTTTCGACTAGCCAGCAGGTATCGACATCGAATTGGGGCAACTGCGGCTCGACTGCGTGCGCCGGCGGAGCCGGCAACTCGGCCAGTTTCACGATGACGACCGGCGTAGCGTCGCCTTCGGTGAGCGGCGCGAGCCTGCAACTCTCATTCTCGTCGCCAGCCAGCGGAAACAACGGCCTGTTCTATATGAAGCCCGGCGCGTGCGATACCTGCACGTGGATCCTCTACGACTTTCAGTGGTACGTCTCAAGCTCGGCAGCCAATCACGAAGCCGACTCGTTCATCTTCAACAAAACTAACGGGAATTGGGATGCCATGTTTGGGCATCAATGCAACACGACCACGGGGCA